AACGCTTTGGATGATTACGAGGAGGGGACTTGGACACCTGTTTTTTCGGGTACTACTTTTTCGGGTGCTATTGGTGCTACTTATACAAAAATAGGTAGGGTGGTAAATGTGCAAATGAATTTTGTGAATCAAACTCTTTCTTCTTCATCTGGTACTGCTGCAATATCGGGACTACCTTTCACTTGCAATAGTGTAACTTTTGGAATGGTCAATTTCACCTTTTGTGACTCGTTGACGGCTTCGGTAGCAACTGGCTATGTTGGCGTAAGCGGTACTTCAATCCAAATTCGTACAAACACGGGAATTAGTGATACTACCTTTATTGATGGAACATCTAATAAAAGTATGATGTTAAGTGCAACTTACTTTGTATAACTTTAAAAAATAAAAAATCATGATAGAAGAAATAACCTACATCAGTGCTTTTAATGTAAAAGCCGATGGCTCGATTGAAGTTCGTAAAACTACAGATGTAGTAAAAGATGGCGTTGTAATCGCATCAAGTTATTGGCGTGGTGTATTAGCAGTAAACGACCCAAGTGCCGATGAGGTATTAGGCGTTGACACTTACTATGCTAACATCGCAACTTACACTTGGAGTATTGCACCCGTTCCAGTTGAAGAACCCGTTGCGGAAGTAACAGAAGAAGCATAATGGAACAATTGCAACAACGCTTAGAGCAACTCAAACAACAAGAAGCGGGTTTGTTGATGCAACTTGACGAAATCAAAGTTCTTATCAATGCGTACGAAAATACGATAAAAGAAAAAGAGTAATGACCGCCCCAAAAGTAAAACCCAATGCCTTGCCCGTTTCGTTTGAGCAATTCAAAAAGAATCCAGTTGCGGCCGTGGCTTTTTGTATGCTTTTGGCTGTGTCTTATCTTTACATGGACCTTCGTTCGGGCTATAAAGAACAAATTGAAAAGGCAAACCAAAAGATAGAAGCGTTGGATGTTAAGATTGACAAACTCACATACGCCCTTAAAAAGTCAGATTCGTGTTTGGCTGCAACCATGACTGAAATACGCATCATGCAAACAATGAAAAAACTATGAAAAATCTTTTAATCGTATTTAGCGCATTGTTTATCACTGGTTATGTGTTCACAATTGCCCACGCCAAACCAAGCCCACAGATTGACGAAATAGATGCGTTGCTTAACAAGGTATCAAAAAACCTACAAAGTGCGGGAGAAGCCACGAAAATGGCTCAAACGATGAATGCAAAGATGGTTGAATCAAAGGTTGCAGAAAAGGAAGCGTTAAAAGCGGATGTTGCCAAGGCACAAGCGAAGGCGGAAAAGTATGCAAAGACCATGATGTTCATGGGAGTTGATACGGCCATTGCGGACATGGACACTGTGAGTTTGAATAATATGCTAAAATTAAACGGACTGTAATGGCAAAGGCAACCAACACATCGACATTTCGTGTGAAACCCAAAAAGAAGTTGGGCAGACACACCAAGCACATCAATAAACACAAATCAAAAAAGCCCAGTGTGGGTCAAGGATAATGGACAGATTTAAAGCAAATGTAACGGGCATTGTAGCCATCCTAATTTTGGCATTGAGTTATGCCATTTTATTTTCAATAATCTTTTGGGATTTCCCAACGGATCAAAAGGACATTTATTTTACCATTGCGGGTGGGGTAACATCCATTGTTACAATGGTAGTATCATTCTATTTTGGCGCATCAAAGAAACAAGATGAAAATTAAACAAGTACCATTTAGGGCATACAATCGCGAAGCGGTTAAAAAGACCCAGGTGTATTTACACCACACGGCAGGAAATGGAAGCGGTGAACAAACCTTTGCGTATTGGGAAAAGGTTGCCAACAAGGTTGCCACTTGCGTTGCCATCTCAACAGACGGCACAATCGTTCAAGGTTTTGGAAGTGAGTATTGGGCTTATCATTTGGGATTGGGAACAAAGCATTTCCAACCTTTGGGATGTCCTTATTTGCCGTTGGACAAAACATCAATTGGAATCGAGGTGTGCAATTGGGGGCCAATCACCAAAAAGGGAACAAAGTTTTACAATTATGTGGGTGGTGAAATACCGAAAGAAGAAGTAACCGAATTGGAAAAACCATACAAGGGATACAAGTTGTGGCATTCGTACACGGATGAACAAATCGCATCCATCAAAGACCTTTTGATCCTATGGTCAACCAAATACGGCATCCCATTAGAATACAATGAAGATATTTGGGCAGTAACCAAACGAGCATTGAAGAATGAACCTGGCGTTTACACACACAATTCAGTTCGCCCCGACAAAGCGGATGTGTACCCATGCCCAAAGTTGATTGCTATGTTGCAATCACTCACAAAAGAATAAGGCCATTCACAAAGAAAAGGGATTAATTTCCCTTTCTTTTTTCATCAAATGTTTTGGAATTTGAAATTTCAAATGTATATTCGTGGAACAATATGACAAACGACATGGATTTAATCTACCTAATCATTGTTGCCCCTATCACCATTGCGGTGATGTATGCGTGGCATTGTATCAAACGCAATTCCAAGCGTTTCCAAAACATCGAGGAAGCCAAGCCCTACCAATTTGAACGCGATGAAATCATCCCCGAATTTGATGAGTTCACTCAAATGTTGTACCAACGCAGAATGTACAAAGGGAGGGCCGACAAATGAAAACCCTTTACACCTTAAACTTTCTGTTCGTTGATGAAATGCATAAAGTGATTGAAATAATCAAGAAAAGCGAATACATGAGCGAAGCCATCACGATTGTGGAAAAGCGTTATTTCAAATCACAAGGCACGGACATTGATAGCGGTGCAATGGTTTTGGAATTATCCGACATTGGATGGTTGTACAACCTGGGAATGGCGGCGGGGCATAGCAATATACCATTTTAATTTTATGACAACATACGAAGCATTAAACGAAGTATTCAGCAAAAGCAACAAAGAGTTATCCGAGTTATTGCAAACCAATTATTACACAGTTACCACATGGAAGTTTCAATTCAAGCGTAACGGGTTATCAATGGAAAAGCAATTTGAGATTCTACAAAAACTAAATTACAATCTAACAAATCAAATATCATGGAACAAAACAAAAGAAGTGCGGTAACCAATGTAACCGCCAACGGAACTTACAACGGCCAGTATGGTATGTTGTACAAATTTCAAATTTCATTCGCCAACGGAGATGTGGCCGAGTACAACGCCAAAACCCAAAACCAAACCAAATTTGTGGTGGGCCAGGAAGTGGATTATGTGTTAACGGATCGTGAGTACCAAGGCACAATTTATTACAAGTGTAAACCCGCCGAGGTTCAACAAAACGCATTTCAAGCATCAAAACCAAAAGATCCCGACACGGGCAAACACATCATGCGAATGAGCGTGTTAAAAGTTGCGGGGGATTTGGCCATCAATGGCGACATTAAGTTGCACGAAGTATTGGCATACGCCCAAATCTTTGAACAATATGTTTTGACTGGTTCGGATACATTGAGCCAATTGAAACCCACATCAAAGTTTGAAAGTGACGATTTACCTTTTTAACAAATAGATATGACACAACAACAATTATTTGGCCAATTCACAGAGGAGGAGTTGGCCACATTGAAACAAGCATCGGAGATTTTGAACCGATTGTTTCAAGGACACAAACCCAAACAAACCCGTGGTTGGAGGGTTCGCCAATCAACCCGTGATTTCATGGAAGATGTACAAAGATTTTATGGAAAAGAATGGGTGTATCGTTACGATGAAGAATTCATCAAGATCCAGGCAAGGCATCAAGTCAGCGAGTTATCAAATTGGTTGAAGATGTACGAAAAGGGTGGTTTCATTGATGTGGTTCGCGTTCAAAACACAAACCGAAACATCGTTAAATTTAGATTCGTATGAAACACATGATTGAAACATTGAGCGATACAATGTTGGAAGTTGGGGGCGGTAATTATTGCCCCCTTCAATTCCACATCGAGTTGAAAGAACTTGCCGATACCATCAAGAACTTTCAAGATCAAATCAAACCATTGGCATTGAACGAAGCATCCAAATGGAACGGGCAAGTGTACATGGGTTATGAGATAACACGAAAAGCGGGTGCGGGGCGTTATTCATACGACCACATCCCCCAGGTGGTGGAACTCAAAAACGCATTAAAGGAACGCGAGAAACTGCACCAAATGGCGTACAAGAACATGAACAAAGGATTGTTCCTAAACGAGCAAACGGGCGAGGTGTACGAACCCGCACAGTATGTTTCCAACGAAGATTCAATTTTAATCAAAGCCGTAAAATGAAAAACATCCTAATCGTATTTACTACAATCGTTCTGGGATTGGCATACGGGTATTGCATTGTGCATTATCCAATCATGGCCCAAATCATCGCGGGTGGAATGGGGTTAGGATTTTTATTTGTGGCGATGATAGCGTTGTACCAACTTAAAAAGGAAGGGGGCAATGACGCCCCCCAATCCAATTGATATGACAAATAACAAAAAGGACTTTGCAAATATAGTTGTTTTTTGTATATTCGTG